GGGACTTCAAATGGCGAGTATGCTTTAGTATCAAAATACATCATGGTTGAAATGGCTGACGGAGCTCCTATAGATGCTTTACCTTGTGGTTTCAATGGATATACACAGAGAGAATATGATTCAATGTCGAATCCTTCTCCTATGATTGTATACAAAACAAAATACTACTTCCCAGGTGAAGTTATTTATAACCCTCCATTCGGAACTAACTCTGGTGGTTCAAACACAGTAGAGTCTCCTGGTGATGTTGTTAGAAGAACATATTTAGGTTTCTCAACTCAGTTTGGTATCGATGATTCTTTCTTACAATATAAAGGTCAACAAAATCCAACAACTGATTGGGCACAAGCAACTGATTCTATTCCTTGGAACTATCTTTCAAAAGGTTTCCACATGGACTCAGGTGCAACTGTTGTAACAATCGGAAACGTTTATGATACAAGTGGTCAAACGGCTTATGAGTGTGGAGTTGCTGAATTTAGAAATGACCCTGAATCTCAAGAAAACCCTTACTATTTCATCTACGCTAGAAAATACACTTGTTGTTTTGCTGGTGGATTTGACGGATGGGATATCTATAGAGAATTCAGAACTAATGAAGATAGATTCCAATTAGGTGCTACAGGTTTCTTAGCAGGTTTCGCACCTGACCAAAGATACCCAACAGCAACAGGTGATGGTTTATTCAAGAGAATTGTTGTTCAGAATAACAGAAGTGATTTTGCTAACACTGACTACTACGCTTACTTACTTGGTATCTTAACATACGCTAACCCTGAATCTACAAACATTAACGTGTTTGCAACTGCATCAATTAACTATGTAGATAACTCAAACTTAGTTGAGGCGGCTATCGATATGATTCAATTCCAAAGAGCGGATTCTGTGTATATCACAACGACTCCTGACTACGATATGTTCTCACCAGATGCTACAGACCCTCAATTGATTGTTTATCCACAAGAAGCTGTAGATTCTCTTGATAACACAGGAATTGATTCAAACTACACAGCTACTTATTATCCTTGGATATTAACAAGAGATACAGTTAACAATACTCAAATCTACTTACCAGCGACTGGTGAAGTTTGTAGAAACTTAGCATTGACTGATAACATCGCATTCCCTTGGTTCGCATCAGCGGGTTACACAAGAGGTCTTGTTAATTCAGTTAAAGCGAGAGTTAAACTAACTCAAGAAGATAGAGATACTTTATATCAAGGTAGAATCAACCCAATCGCTACTTTCTCTGATGTAGGAACTGTAATTTGGGGTAACAAAACTTTACAAGTTGCTGATACTGCTCTTAACAGATTAAACGTTAGAAGATTGTTGTTACAAGCTCGTAAGTTGATTTCAGCGGTGGCTGTAAGATTATTGTTTGAACAAAACGACCAAATCGTTAGACAACAATTCTTAGACAGTGTTAACCCAATCTTAGATTCAATCAGAAGAGACAGAGGTTTATACGATTTCCGTGTAACAGTTTCTTCTTCACCTGAAGATTTGGATAGAAATACACTTACAGGTAAGATTTACTTAAAACCTACGAAGGCGTTAGAATTCATCGACATTGAATTCTTCATCACTCCAACAGGAGCTTCGTTTGAGAATATTTAATACTATCAATAGTATTTCGAAATCCCCCACCACAAATGGGGGATTTTTGTTTAATAAAGGTATTTATATGTTATGAGAAAAAAATTGATTATCAGTGAATCAGAAATCGATGAAATCCGTAGAATGTATGGATTGGTGACAGAACAAAAATACATGAAAAAGTATGATGGTTCTTTATTAAATCATTGTGGTTATAGAGCTATCGAAAGATTTGAAGAAACCTCTGGTTCTACTTTGGGTAAGTCAATGGGGGATAATTACTTTGAAACAAAATTCAAAGACTATGATGATATGATAAGTAAGAACATCGAATCAACCATTGGATTAGATGTGTTCAACTCTTTCCCTGAAAAACTAAAAATGCAGATTTGGTCTTGGATGTTCAACAGCACTGATGCGTCTGATGGAACTCTAAAGTGGTTGGCGGGATTAAGTCAAGCAATGAACATGGGTAAATTCAAAGATGATTCTGAAGCTCAAAGTTATAGACTTAAAGTGTCGAAAAAGGGTAGTGTTGAAAACTCGAATGCAATAAGTGAAATTATAAATTTTAAAGGGAGTTGGGACCAAGTCTACAACCGTTATTTGAATGTTTTGGATAAACAATATGTTTCTACAGCAATTAATAATAAAGCACAAGGTTCTTATGATAATTCTTGGAAATTCAGACCCACAGCTTTACAAGACTATTATAATGAATGTTCGAGTGGAGGGTCGTCAACGACAACACCATCGACTTCAAAAAATATCTCCGTTGTGAAACAAAAACCTGTCACTCAACCTGAACCAAAAATTAACAATACGACAAAAATCAAAGAAAAAATTAAGATAACGGGTAAAGATTTACAGGAATTTTTAGATAACATAAGAAGTAAAACTGTTGGTCTTAAGGTTGATTTTGATTCAGTAGACATCGATATGGATAATCGAGAGCTAACATTTAGTTTAGATGAAACCAAAGAACCTGTCAAAAGATTGACATTTGCTGTTAACCTGAATAATGAGAAAACTTGTGAATCTTGTGTTAAAATTGGGGAAAAAAACAATGTTCCTAATGACAAGAGAATTAAAGGAAAGTTTGAAAACGGAACAAGAATGTTTGAGTTATTTGCCCTTTATTAAAAAAGGATATTTATATAATATGTTAAGAGTTATTAAAGAAGGTTTTAAAGAACCTAATAGTCCAGATATGAAATATTATGCGTTCGATTGGGACGATAATATTGTTCATATGCCAACAAAAATCGTTCTTAAGACGGATGATGGTGAAGAGTTTGGAATGAGCACAGAAGACTTTGCGGAATATAGAAGTGAAATAGGTAAGGGTCCTGTAGAATATAAAGGGAAGACTATTGTGGGATTTGCTAACAATCCATTCAGAAACTTTAGAACTGAGGGAGACAAACAATTTTTGGTTGACGCAATGAAAGCCAAACTTGGACCTGCATTCGATGATTTTAGAGAAGCAATCAATAATGGTTCAATATTTGCAATCATCACGGCAAGAGGTCACAACCCCAACACACTGAAAGAGGCTGTCTACAATTATATTATAAATGATTTTAATGGTATTAGTAAGGAGAGTCTCCTGAAGAACCTTAGAAAATATAGGTCTTTCGTCGATGAGGAAGAAATGAGTGATGATGACTTAATCAAGTCTTATTTAGAACTCAACAAATACCACCCCGTTTCTTTTGGAGACGAAGGGGGTGCGGCTAGTCCTGAAGAATTAAAGGTTATGGCGATGGATGATTTTGTAAGTTATATTAAAGGAATGGCTGCTGTATTAAATAAGAAAGCATTTCTTAAAAAAGATATAGGTAATAAATTTGTTCCAGCTAAACCAGTTATAGGATTTTCAGACGATGACCCTAAAAACGTAGAAGTAATGAGTAAACATTTTAAAGATAAACCAGATAATCTAGTTAAGACTTATTCTACAGCTGGAGGATTTAAAAAGGAAGTTAAATAAAGAATATTCTTTTAGAAAAAAAAGTAAAGTAATATATTTTTCCACAAGACTATATTTATAACATATAAACAAGAAAAAAACAAAACTAATATAACATGGCTGATTTATTAATGAAAATGCCGATACCCTACGAACCGAAACGCCAGAATCGATTCATTCTAAGATTTCCTTCGAGCTTGGGTATAAATGAGTGGTTCGTTGAATCAACTTCAAGACCATCAATCAAAATCGCATCTACAGAAATTCAATTCTTAAATACTTCTACATATGTAGCTGGTAGATTCACTTGGGACGAAATCCCTGTTAAATTCAGAGACCCAATTGGGCCTTCTGCGGCTCAAGCACTTATGGAGTGGGTTCGTCTACACGCTGAATCTGTGACAGGTCGTATGGGTTATGCTGCGGGATACAAGAGAGATATCGACCTTGAACTTTTGGACCCAACAGGAGTTGTTGTGGAAAAGTGGATTTTATACGGAACATTCTTAACAAGTGTAAACTTTGGAACGTTAGCTTACAACACAGACGCTTTGGCAGACATTTCAGCCAGTCTTCGTCCTGACCGTTGTGTGTTAGTATACTAATACTATATACAAAAAATCAATACTAATTATATTTAACCGTAAAGACATAAACTTTACGGTTATTTTTTTTATATGGAAAATCAAACAAGAGACTACGGTCAAGAAAATTTCACATTACCACACGACATGGTGCCCCTACCATCACAAGGAGCCTTTTATAAAAATAAAAAGAAAGCACTCAAAGTTGGTTATCTGACTGCATCTGATGAGAACATTCTCATGGGAGGTGCTGATGACATCACAGCAACTTTATTGAGGTCTAAAATTTATGAACCAGATGTTAGAATAGATGATTTGTTGGAAGGAGACATTGAAGCTATTTTGGTGTTTCTAAGAAATACATCTTTTGGTCCTGAAATAGACATGTCTTTGACAGACCCTACAACAAAAAAACAATTCTCGGCTAAAATAGTCCTTGATTCTCTTCCAATTATTAAAGGACAAGAACCATCAGAAGACGGAACGTTTGTAACAACACTACCAAAGTCAGGTGCTACGGTTAAGTTGAAACCATTAACTTATGGTGAAATTAATGAAATTTCCAAAATGATTGACAGCTACCCTGTTGGTAGAGTTGCGCCAAGAATTACTTGGAGATTACAGAGACAAATTGTTGAAATTAATGGAACTACAGATAAGGTAGAAATTATTAAGTTTATTGAACAAATGCCTATATCAGACTCAAAATACATAAGAACGTTCATGAACGAGAATGAACCAAGACTTAACATGTTCAAAGAAGTAATAGCCCCATCAGGAGAAAGACTAGCGGTTAATGTTGGTTTTGGGGTTGAATTTTTTCGCCCTTTCTTCTGATTATAGGAAAGGACAACTCGATGAATTCTTTTATTTGAATACATTACTAAAGATTACATACCAAGATTTTATCTCAATGCCAATTTTTATGAGAAAATATCTCTTGGATAAATGGATAGAAACTAATAGAAAGGACTAAATTTTAGTCCTTTATCTATTTATAAGAAAAGATAATTTATTATGCAAACTGAAGGTGTTAGTTCATCAAGTGAAAAAGAACTCAATAATATTAAGGATATTACAGCGGTTGTAACTGAATTAAAGGCAGAACTTACAAGACTTTTAGACCCCATCTATGAAATTCCTAACGCAATTAACAAAATAACGGCTGCTGCAGACGGTTTAAATAAATCTTTTATAGGCAACCGAGCCAGGGTTCAAGAATTCATGACGGAGATTACCAACGTTGGACCCGAAATACAAGGACTTGGAGGTAAATTTGAAGATGCGGGTAAAACATTAGAATCAGTTGCTAAAGCATCTAGAAGAAACGTTATAGCATCAAAAGAAGATGTTAAAGAACTATTCTCAACTAGTGAGATATTAAAAAAGGACGTTACAACCATTGTGGATTCTTTTGCCAAAGTTGGTGTCATGTATTCCGACATATCTGAAAAAGTGTTGGAATCAATAAATTATGCCAATAGTATTGGTGTCAATGCTAAAAATGTTATGGCAGACGTTTTGGCAAACACAGACCAATTATCACGTTTCAATTTTGCGGGAGGAGTTCAAGGTTTGACGAAAATGGCGGCACAAGCATCCATGTTAAGATTTGACATGAAACAAACCTTCGAGTTGGCTGACAGAGTATTGGACCCCGACAAAGCAATTGAGGTGGCATCAGCCTTTCAACGATTAGGTGTATCTGCGGGTAATTTAACAGACCCATTCATGTTAATGAATCAATCCATTAATGACCCATCAGGTCTTCAAGATTCGTTAATTAATGTGGCAAAACAATTTACATATTTTGATGAGGAAGCAAAACAATTCAAAATTAACCCTCAAGGTATTTTGACTTTGAGAGAGATGGAACAACAAACAGGTGTAAGTGCAAAGGTAATGAGGGAAGCGGCTCTTTCAGCCGCAGATTTTGATAAAAGACTTGGTGACATTAAAAAAACGGGTAAGATTGCCGGATTCAGTGAAGATGACCAGAAGTTGATTACAAATTTATCCAGAATGGGCAAAGGCGGATATGAAATAAAGGTCAAAGAAGATGGTAAAGATGTGTATAAAAAGTTAGCCGATGTTAATGAACAACAACTTAAAGCGACATTGGATGCTGAAAAAACAAAACCTCAAAATATAGAAGAAGTTCAAAGGAACCAATTGACCACTCAAGAGAGCATGGCTGCTAGTTTGAAAGAAATCAATGAAAAAATTCTCAGAGCCATAACTGGCAACCCAACAGCAATTAAAAATCTTTCAGAAACAACAAAATCATTGAGAGAGGGACTTAAGGGTGCGGCAGACAAAACAGATGCAGATAAAACTCTGACCAATAGATTTGAAAAACTTTCAAAAGACCTGTATGCTGCGAAAGATGACCCAGCAAAAAGGGAGGAGATTTTCAATAATATAGTAGAAACGGCAAAACAAACAGGAACAAAGCTCATAGGAGGGGCGAAAAAAGTTTTTGATGAATTAGGTAAAGGGGCTTTACCAATTAGTATGAAATCGATAGAAGGATTATTCAAAGATTTGAAACTAGAAAAAACAAGCCCTGAGTTAGAAAAAACCAAACCAGAGAAAGGGACAGGTGGGATTAAAATAAATGAAGATTTTATATTTGGTAGAAACAAAGCCGCTGAAAGCGTTTCAACAGGAAAAACTGGTGCGACAGGAGGTGGTGTTACTGTAAACGAGACTATTGAAGTCAAACCAATAAGTGGAAAAATTGATATAAACGTAACGGCAACAGGTGCAGATTCTAAAATTATTGAAGAAATCTTGAACAAAGGTTCAGTAACACTTAAGGAAAGAATATTCGAAATTGTTGCAGAACAATCAAAAGTTACACCTGGTAGGGTAAAATAAAAATAGGAATAACCTATTTATAATAAAAACAATTAATGGGTAGTCCGTTAGATTTAGTTAGCTCAGAAGGGTTCAGAAAAAAACTTATAACTAAGAACTTAGCACCATATTCTAAGTCTCCGAGAAAAACTGTGCCACCAACAAATTATGAGTATATTCAATCTGATACATCAGTTGTTGATACTCCCGATTCTTTGATTGACGAGCCGAGTTTTGCTAATAAATTATATCCACTCAATAGATATGGTAATGAGGGTGGTTATGAACAAGTTCCTGACCCTGGAGGACTGTTAAATACTAAATCCAATGAAGGTGAATACGGATATCAAGATGCCAACATTTTAGGACAATCTCTCCTAGAATCACAAAAATGGAAACCCCTAAATGTGTTTTCCAATGGAGGAGAGTTGCCATTAGATAGTGCTGAATTCTTTGATTCAATAAATAGACCACAAGCAACTTCTTTATATAACAACCAACCTTACCCCTCAACTTTTGTTCCTTCGGATTACAGCCCCGTTTCAATTCTATTATCACCAGACCCACAAGGAACAAATGGTCTTTTATCTCAAGATTCATTCATTGCGAAGTTAGGTGCGGAAACTTTGAGAGGTGAATTTCAAAGAAGAATTGCAACAGGAATTAGACAAAATACAACTGGGAGAATCAATGCCTTCAATGTAAGAGGTGGAACAGATATTCTTAATTTGATTACAGGTAGAGTCCCATTGATTGAACCAAACTATCAGATTACAGTTCCGGCGAATCCTATATTAGCTGCGACGGATTTTGCTCTAAGATTAGCGGGAAGCATAATACCAACCTCAACAATACCTGGTTCATACTTCGACCCTTCAATCAATCAAAGACAACCAACCACAATACAACAATTAACTAACGCGTTCAGAAGGTCTGCGGTCGGTAAGTTTTTTAATAGACTTGTGGGTGCGGATAAATCTGGTTCACAATTATTTTTAAACAACACTGGTGGTGGGCAAAAATCGAGATTATTTGATAACATCGATTATAACAAATATAAGCCGAATTATCAGAGAACAGTGTTCGATAGGTTAGCGGGTGCTTTAGTAGGAACTATTGAGTCAAACAGTAACTTCTATGTGGGTTCAACAACATCAGACCCCTCGAGAGTTTTTTCACCTGGTGGAGACATTCCAACAAATGCTTATGGACAAGAACAAGAAACACCTGTTTATGGACCAACAGAGTTAGCTCAACTTTATGAAGGTGTTAGTAGAGAAATTAAATTAGGACCTAACGGACCAACATACTCTAATGGTGGCGGTATCGAAGGAGGATTTACTTGGGTATCTCCGAAGTATAAAGACAACGCAGGTAAGAAAGTTGGAATTGGTGGTGAAATAACTGACCAAGACCAAGATTTCAAACCATCATCATATAATAGCACTGAGTCTACAAATATTGAATTCAGACAAGGTTCAATCCTTGATGATACACAAAGACTCATTGATAGCCAACCTCAAGGTGGTAGAAGATTACAACACGTTGGTAATGCGATTGACCAAGTTAGTAAGGTGTTCCATGATGGATACAATGAAATGACAAAAGGTTCGAGGGTGTTGACTTATACTGGTGCAATTGGACAAGAAGTTGGAACAGAATATTGTAGAGTATTTGCAAAAGATATTCCATATCTTCAATACAATGATTTACAAAAAACCGATGGTATGACAACACAGGGTAGAAAATTTGCATACTCTGTGATGGACTCAACATATAACTTAAACATAGCTCCCAACAAAAGAGAAGGTGGTCAAGATTCTACAAACTTAGTTCTAGACACTGCAGCTGGAGTATCCTACGCCAAAAAATATATGTTCTCTCTTGAGAATTTAGCATGGAGAACATCGGCAACACCAGGTTTCAGTGTGGCTGAATTACCAATATGTGAAAGAGGACCTAATAGTGGAAGAATCATGTGGTTCCCACCATATGGGTTAACGTTCAATGAATCTGTGAGTGCAAACTGGAAATCAACGGACTTTTTAGGAAGACCTGAACCTGTATATACCTATACTAATACACAAAGAACAGGTTCTTTGACATGGAAGATTGTTGTTGACCATCCGTCTGTTTTGAACGTTATAGTTAATAAGGTTTTAAGTAATGAGACAAATAAGAATAGAGTTAATAGTATTTTAGAATCTTTCTTTGCTGGTTGTAGAAAATATGATTTATATGAACTTGCTAAGAAATACTATACAGTTTCACCAGGTGAATTAAACGAACTACAACAAATCATCAACTCGGGTGATTTGAGTAAAGAGCAATTAGGGTTCATTAGAGACAGTGTTGCCACAGGTAAGGATAATTCAGGTAACCAAGCTACATTGGTTGCAGAACCAAGTCAAAACACCCCAAGTGATGATTTAAAACAATTCCAAAACTTTTCTTTATATTTTCCGAACAACGACCCTGTTAAAGGGACGGTATCTAGTTATCCTTCATATTATCAGATTTACCAAGGGCAGAAAGGTAGTGCTAATTACAACAAAGAGGATTTACAAAACTTCTTTACAAATGTAATCGAAAAAAACTACGATGAAGTTCAGAATAATTTCTTTGTTCAATTGGCTAGTACTTTGAATAACAACCCTAACAGAATTGTTACAATCACATTAGAGGGTAGTGCTTCAGGAGCTGGAACCTCTCCATATAATTTAACACTATCAGAAAGAAGAATTGATTCTGTAATAAAGTTTTTCCAATCAGAGCCTGCTTTGAGTAAATTAATTAACCTTGGTAGAATTAAATTCAAACAAGTTCCTAAAGGAGAAAATGCGAATGCTAAAAGATGGGAACCGAAAGAAGGTAAGTTTGTGGAAACTACATTCAATTGTAGCGATAGTGACGACAGTGAAAGTGTTAATAACAATACACAAATATATTCCTTAAGTGCCATGGGATGTAGAAGGGTTAGTATTTCATCAATCGTTGCAACAACAGGTGTTCCGAATCAACAACCAGCACAACCATCACAGCCAGCAGGTGGACCAGGTAACGAACCAGTAAGACCGATATCGGGTCAGAATATTGAAACTAAAATTAAAAAGCCTGACAATATAACAAAGAGGGTTTTAAGGACTTTATTATCTGAATGTGATTACTTTGAAACTATAAAGGAAGAAACTCCTATGGTATTTGATTCACTAAAAGAAAAATTGAAGTTCTTCCAACCAGCGTTCCACTCAACAACTCCTGAGGGTTTGAACTCAAGGCTTACCTTCCTACAACAATGTATGAGACCTGGTGATACAATCCCAACAGTGAAAGAAGTTGGAGGGAAACAAGAATTACAATTTAACGATGCGGTGAATACCGCGTTTGGCGCACCACCAGTATTAGTGTTGAGAATTGGGGACTTTTATAACACAAAAATCATTCCTGATGGACTTCAGATTTCTTATGAAAGTTTGGATATTAATCCTGAAGGAATTGGTGTTCAACCTATGATTGCAAACATTACGATGTCTTTCAAGTTTGTTGGAGGTAGTGGATTGAAAGAGTCAATTGATAAATTACAAAATGCGTTAACCTTTAATTATTATGCAAATACTGAAATGTGGGATGATAGAGCGGATGTGACTGATGATAGTTTGAAGGTTTTAGATAAAGAGTTCTTACAATTGGTTAATCAAGCAGCGGCACCAACGGTAAATCAGGTCCCAAATCTTAATGGGCAATCAAACGAAAATACGATTGGTGATAGAATCACAACTGTAGTGACTGCAAGCGGAGAAACTGGAACAATATCCTATCAACAATTTATGGATAATTTTGTTTCAACGACACAAACGTATTTCCAAACTGTTGTCAATAAGAGCAAAGATGCTCTAAATCAATATAATAATGCTATACTCCAAAATTGGAGTAGTGCAAGAATTTATACTAAAGGACATTTCTTAGTTGAACCAAGTGAAGATGTTTACTTGTTTGGAAAACCAGATTCTATACAACAAATAATTGATAAAGTAACAAATGATTTTGTGATTAACATTGAATCAACATCGAATGATGAAAAAACACAAGACCCGTTTATGTTTTTTATGACAAGAACAGAAAGACAATTCAACGAAAAGGCAATCAGAGAATTGAGAAAAAATTTTGTTAATTATGTCAAAAATAAAAAAGGAACGTTCCAAAATGCACTCACTAAAATAAATCAAGACATGGTAAATGCTCAACAAACTTATTTACAATTTGTAAGTCGAGCAAATACCGCACCATATAATACTGGACCGGGAACACCTCAACTTGATGGATTACAAGAAAAAAATGGATTTTTAAAATTATATAAAGTAAGTGGGACAACTCAAGTAAGCGCTGGAAGCACTGCTGCGAATACCCAAATAGAAATGACCGATGACATTAAAAAAATAAAAACAAATTTGAATGAGTTTTATACTCTGTCAACATCATCAACAGAATTCAATTATCAAGGAAACTCTTATAAAGGTAATTTGGTTTATGGTGAAACGAAAGAAAATACCACAGCAAAATCCTTAGAGAGTGTTGTATTCAATCAATATTCTAAAGATGATGTGTTTACAAAACTACCATTCAAAAGAGAGTATATGTTATTATCGAATGATTTGAAAAGTGAAAATTATCAAACATTTAAAAATTCGTTAATTGGTAATATTATTGGTAACACTAGGTTGTTGGGTAATGGTAATCCAAACATATCCCAAGAGTTTGATAATTATTGGACTGGTATTGCGAAACCATTGTTTGAAAAGGAAAACGCGTTGACTCAAGCATTTTTAAATGAAATGGAAACAAATAAACTGAAGAATTTCATAAAATATACACCATTCCAAAGTAAAACTAGACTATTTGATTATGAACTAAATACTAATCCGAGTGATAATGAAAAGAAATTAATCAAAGCTCTTGGAGCATCAACAAACCAATCGACAGATAAAGCAACTTGGAACGACCCCCAAGGAACAATATTTATTTCGAAAGTAAAACTTAACTAATGGGATTTCCTTATTATAATAGATATAGTGAGTTTCTTATAAATGGAGAACAGACTGTAGTCCCTTATGTGAATATTCCACAAAAGACTACGGACAAGACATACATTTATAAGGTTGCTCAGAGTAGATTGGATAAGGTATCACAACAATTCTACAACTCACCATATTTCGGTTGGTTAATATTACAAGCCAATCCACAATTTGGTGGTTTAGAAAACAATATCTACGATGGCGCAATACTCGTAGTTCCATTCCCGTTGATTCCATCATTACAGGATTATAAAGGAGCTTTGGAAAATTATTTTTATTATTATGGCAGGTAACATTCAAGCGGATAACAACGGTAACATATATGTTGAATTTGACTATAATAACATCATACTTGTTGACCCGAACCGAACAATAAACAATGACGGTAAAGTTTATGAAAGATTGGTTGACCATGAAAATCTCATCATGTATGCGAATCTTGAGGCGGATGTGTTGCCAAGGACGAAGTTACTTGTTGGAGCAGCACCTGGCACCAGTAACAGACAAACTGTATCTATTGCCAAAATTAATTTTTTAAGACCTGGTCAAAACAATTATTTTGGAACAGGATACTATGATGAGTTAACAGGTAAAAATGCATTACAATCCCAAGCCACTAATCAACCATTAAGTAGGGTTAATCTAAGTCAAAATGGTTCAAAAGCGTTTACACAAGCCACAGTAGTCGACCAAGAAAATGTTGTAGATAATGGATTATTAGGTATCACAAGTATCAATGTAAAAGTTTCATCATCTTTTATTCCAACCGTATCAATAGAACTTGAAGATGTTCAAGGGAAAGCCTTGTTTCAGTTAGGTAACAACTCACCTTATGCTGCCTTTTTCAATTTACCTTACCCTCAATTCTATTTGACCCTCAAAGGTTATTATGGTCAGGCAATCAGATATCAACTTAACTTAGAAAAGTTCAACGCGAGATTCAACAGTTCGACTGGTAACTACACGGTTAGTTTAGAGTTCAAAGGATTTAAGTTTAATGTTTTAAATGAGATTTCGATATCACACTTGATTGCGACACCACACATGTATGGTAAGAGATATAATATTAACAATAGTGACGTCTCATCGAATAGCTCAACAACGAACCAAAACTTACAAGCCCAACAGAGTAACATTCAAACTAATAATGTTAACACCGACCCATCAAAGGCATCAACGTCTACCTCCGCCAGTTTTGTGAGTGAAAAAGGTTATCAAAAGATTGTTGAGGTTTACAGTGAATATAAATCAAAAGGGTTAATACCTCCTGATTTTCCTGAACTTACCTTAATGCAATTGATTAATAAGTTTGATACATTCCAACAGGAGATTGTCAACTCATACCCAAAGGTAAACGTAGAACCACTAACCAACGCTAGAAATTATTTGAAATCAGTTACAGAATTTCAAAAAGAGGTTTATGGTAACAATGGTAGTTGGTTCTTCAAATACTTAGACCCGAAGGCTATTGTTTTAGATAATAACACAAGAATTTATTTTTTTAAGTCTAATTTGTTCAATAACCTGACACAAGAAGAGGTGGCGATTACCGAACTAAAAGGGATTTTTACAAAGTATCTTTCAATTTTAACTGAAAACCCCACGTTTGGTGTGGGACAACCTTCAGAAATTAAATTAAATAATTTGGGTTATGATATGTTGAAGGACACCTTTAACATTAATAATGTTAATTTAACTAAGACAACTCAACAGTTTTTAGGTGTGGTTAAACCAACTACTCAACAAGAACAACAAGTCAAACAGCAGATAGAACTTAAAGTCACCCCAAGAGAAGAAAAAATAGATGGAAATCAGAAAAAAACTGACCCACCATTATTCGTATTTGAAGGAAAGAATCGATTTATTCAGACAATAAATCAAATTACGACAGAGGCAAACAAAAAGCTTCAAGAGTTTGAGGCGGCTATAAGCCAAGATTTGAAGAACCGAATTCAAAGTCAATCGTTAGGTATCGGATTCAATCCTACCGCAAGGAACATTATAGCGGTAATTATGGCAAACACTGAAGGATTCTTAAGACTTTTAGATGATGTTCATATAAATGCTTGGAACGTAAAAACCGACCCAGTAAGGAAACAGGTAATACAAAACAACGTATCTTCAGCACCAAACATAGAGGTAAGAAATAATGTTAACATTGCTAGAAACGCGGCGACCTTGAATCAAGGACTGTCGACAGCAGAAGAACCTGTTTATCCTTGGCCTTCGTTTTTTGTTGAATCCCCTGATGACAAAAAAGGTAGATTTCAATTGACATATCTTGGAGACCCATCAGTTGTGGACTTGACTCAAGGATATTTGTTTGAAAGTTGGCCCGAGGTAGAATTTGTTGAGGAATATATGAAAGGTTTGAATCAAAAGTTTTCAGTTCCTACATCACAAACTCCGATTGAAAGCCAAAAGACAACACCTTTAATTAGTATAAATGCTATTGAGTTTCCACAAACAAACATTCCATTTTCAAATAAAGAAATACTAAAGTTTTTATATGAGATTTGGGAAAGACAATTTGTGACATCTCATTATTCAAATTTCATAAGGGGAACATCAAATCAACAAAACCAAATTGTTAATTTAAATAAGGCTGCGGACACAAACAACATTGTTGTCTCTGTTTCAACAAACGCACCGTTGTTGGCGTTTGATTTGAAAAACACACCATACACGTCTACTAATTTTATAAGTTATCTTAGAGAATATTCAAATGAAGGGACAGGAAAATCTTGGCAAGATTTTATAAGAGACTTTTTTATAACACCGTATATCAAAGCTGAAATTGAAAGTCCATTTACTATTTTAGGAACAGACGAATTAGGGTTAGAACCACAGGTAAATGTTAATAAAGGAGAGTTGTTACAATTGGCAAAAGAAGCGCCCAATGACCCTTTGATTATCGATACATATCCTTTCAGAAATTACGAGTGGAATTCTAAAAATTTGGCAAATAGTGATGTGAGTCAACAACAACAAGTATATAACACAAACAGAAGTTTAAAAGTTTTCACCGATAGAAATCAACTTTCGAATTTTGAAAACATATATGACTACACTACCAATAGACCTGTTACGAATTTTTCATATTTAAATGTTACTAAACCCCAATTTTTAGTTCAACCAATAGAAACTGCACAATTAACGTTGAATGAATTCTACACACAAAGAAAACCTAGTGAATTTATACCAACAGAAGGTTTTTCTTTATATAGTTCTCCATCGGGTGCAATGCCGGCTAGAAAGTCAACATCTATATTGAACACGCCGTATTTTACAAACGCAATTCAGCAGGGTGTTGAAAATGACAGAACAGGAAGCACATATCCCTACGTTACGGCTGCTTATTTATTTTTGAATTCACTTCCATTGGGGACTTTGAGAGAGAAATATAAAACTCAGGGTCAAGCAACCGAATTGGATTATATTGCATCAGTGTTTAATAAGTTTGGGGCGATACACAAAATGCCATATGCTTGGGTTTTGAAATTGGGTTCGGTTTGGCATAGATATAAAAAATACGTTGATGATAATGTGGATATCTTGGATAGTGTGTGGAAGAATTTTGATTACATCAATAACTATGACCCGATTACAAATAATGTGGGTAAACAATATGATGTAAAGTTGAAGGACACTTTGGACAATATTACAATACAATTACAAACACAAAACAGCCAACAAATTAAAATTCAACCAGGGTTCTATCCGAAGTTGGTGAATGACTTCAATTATTTTTACAACGGTTCGAATCTTTATAAAAATTACACATCATCGGAAATACAATCGTCCATCAACGATGGAATGTTGTTGTATCCATTCCCTAACTCAAAAATTAACACATCACAAAATGGTGTTAGTTTATCTTTATCAACATGGTCTGTTTTAATTCCAAAGAACATAAATGACGCCTTTACAACACCTAACGTTTGTGTACCAGCAACTACTTCAAAGTTAGACGATGATTATTATATTATTCCATCTTTCGGAGTAAATTTGAATCAAACTAAATTCGAATGTTTGAACAAAGAAACTCAAGCAACCACCGTAGTTAACTTGACATCGAATCCATCCATGTATAACGGGTCAGTAAGAACTTTATGGTCCGCACCAAACTATGGATACTTCAACTCAGATGAAATAAAAAAACCACTTTATAACGAGTATATTACTTATATTCCAGCTAAAGATGCGGTATCTCCGATGCTTCTAAATTCTATTTCAGGATATAGTAAAATTGAAGAAATATTTGCTGTTTTTGATGCTAAGACATTGAACTTAATGGAACAAGAATTTTTGAATTATTGTAAACCAATTACAAATGTATCTTATAGAATAAATCAAGCTTCGATAGATTCGACTGTTATTCAGATGGATTCAAATTTCAGAAATTTCCAAAGTTTTATGAGAAGCACAATGACAGTATTTCCAACTATTCCGAGCGGCAACCCACCCAACAAAGTTGAAATACTTTTTCAAGATACAATTACAAAACAATTTGACAATTTCAATTCACAAATTAAAGGGTTCATGCAATATGATGTAGTCTTGAGAAACGGTAATCCTTCAAATTATAGTAGAAGAATATTCGATTCTTATGTGAGTTATCAGAATTCAGTTCAAAGAGTTGTTAGTCCAATCAGATTCACACCATATGTTTTGAACAGCGTCCCCACAATAGGTGGAAACGTTACCTTAGCCCAATCGAGACAGAGATATCCAAATGAATGGAGAGCACTTGAGAAAGAGGTTGGTTTTTCAACGATACGAGAATTAGAATACAAAGATAATGGTTCTTACATTACAGATTTTTTTCCGGATAATAATATTGGATTTACGACTGAAAACATCGTTTTGTGTTCGAAACTAATTAAGATGTATGCAACACAAAAACTTCTTAACCCAAGTTTAAATGCCTCGACTTTCAAAGGTCAATTGAATACCTATTTGAATGGTCTCAACACGTATCAAGATTTATTGTTAAACCAAGTTATTGCTGGTTTTAAAGCCGGATTACCTAATGTTTCAGAACCAACCGAAGCAACAATTAATTCACAGATTCAAAGTATGCAGGGTAAGGTCGAAACATATGAGGTTTTCAAAACATTGAACGACAAGTGGATTGCTGGTTCTGACTACAAAACTAAAACGCTTTTCGAAGACATTTTATTTTTGGATAGAGCTTCAAGAAATATTGGTGATACTATTATATTGGACATATTTGACATAAAAAATATGTTGAACAAGAACTATCTCAACGAGGGGATGTCTGTCTACACCTTGATAAGTGGAATTCTGATGAAAAATAATTTCACGGTTATGCCACTTCCTGCATATGTCAACTTTTATAATGTCCAAGATGTAGATGGATTGACGGTCCCAAGTCCTGAGGGTTCATTGGAGTTTGCTGATAATTTGTGGGGAACTTTTAGAAATGTAGATTATAGAAAGTCTGGACCTAAGATGGTTTGTTTCTATGTTGGTAAGCCTTCAGGTCACCTAAAATTACCGAATATTGTTTCAGGATATGGAGATGACTCTTTTGAGTTTAGAAGAAGTAGTGAGGTTCCTTTATTGGAGGACCAACTAGGAAAAACTGACTACGCGATTTCAAACAAGTGTGTTGGATTTAACGTTGATATTGGAATAAGAAATCAAAACATATTCTCATCGTTTAGTGTTGGTCAAGACAACGGAAAAGCAACTTCAGAGTCAATTCAATCAGTTCTTGAAATGGCTAATCAAACAAACACAAGAACCGTAGGAAACCAAAACGCCAGTTTATACAATTACTATAAGGGTAGAAGTTATACCTGTTCTGTCACCGCATTAGGAAATGCTCTAATTCAACCTACAATGTATTTCAATTTGAGACACGTTCCAATGTTTAACGGTCCATACATGATTACAAGTGTTTCTCATACAATTAGTGCGGGAAATTTCATCACTGAGTTTGAAGGCGTTAGACAAGGGGTATATGATTTACCACCAATAGATAACTTCATTCAGTCTATAAATCAAAATCTTCTTACTAAAATTGAGGCGTTAGTTGTTAATAAAACAGACCAACCAACGACACAAGGAACAACAACTCAAGCGACTGCGAACAACGTCGTTCAAGATGCTGATGAAAATTCTTTAGCTGCTCAAAACTCATGTAGTGCTAATTTGGATTCTTCTTACATTTCATGGGTAACAACTGGTGTTTCACAAACAACCATAAGTCAGAAAGACTTTGCAGATGCTATCAAGGCATCAGCACCTAATAATGTTGCATTACAAACTATAATCTATATGATTAGTTATGTTAGGGCTTACGGTAAGAGCCTTTCAGATACAGGTCAGTTCTCAAGTTGGGATTATAACTATGGTCTGATTACTTTGGATAAGGACAATTATGCACAGACGGAAAACTTTATACAAAACTCTTTCTTCTGTGTTAATACAAAAACGCTTGGTGGAATCAAACAACTTCCTGCGGCAAGATTCAAAAATCTTGACTCCTATCTTACATACATGAAAAACGTTATTGGAAGTAGAGTTAATGAAATTCAAGACCAAGGAGGTATTTTGAAATACTACGTAACATCGTTTCCTGTTGATAGTATGTCATCTGAGGAATATGAAAAAGACAAAAAGAGGTATGAAGAAAACTTTGGTGCATTGTTCAGAGCTGCAGGTCTGAGTGCCTCTAAAAATGGATTGAAGGGAGCTGTAGTTGTTGAAGAAACACCTGCAACAAGTCAAAGTCAAGGAAACACACCGGCTCCAACACCAACATGTCCACCAACAACCGTATCTTCATACTCACCCTTAACAGCATCCACAGGAACAATCATAACGGTTAACGGAACGAACCTTGAGTTTGTTAGAGAAATATTTGTTGATGGAGTTGCTGTAGATATAAGGTCTATTCAAATTATAGGAAGCACCAAACTTAAATTCTCGGTTCCAACCATAGCCAATGCGATTCCTGGTGTCCGATATAACATAACGATGACAAGTAGTAATAATCTACAACCAAATAATCAATATAGTATAATAACACTAACACCACCGCTGACATACGTCTAAATTGTAATTTAACTATTTCATTATATTTATAATAAACATAATTTTTATGAACATTAAAACAGCCTTAGACAACTACCTTGGAAAATCAGTGAGATTTTCTGAGCAAGACAACGGTAACGGAACAAAAGAAGTTTGTGATTTAGACACAGGCGAATGTTATGTTGTCAGAGAAAAAGATGGTTTGATTGAAAGAGCGGGACATCAAGTTTACACCAACAGAAAAGTTAAAGTAGAAACCGCACACGGAATAAAACAATTATTAAACGGATAATAAAATGAGTTTAGACAAAAAAATTCTAAGTGAAATTCAAAGATACAAGAGTATCAACAAATACATTAATGAGCAAGAAGCACCATTACCACCAACAGATGCTGTGTCTGATGAAGTGACTGCGGCAATCCCACCAACAGGTGCGGGTGAAGGAGCACCTGCGGCACCTGATGCTCCGGCAGCTCCAGCGGCACCAGCAACACCTGAAAAAATCGATGTGGAAAATGACCCAGACGTTGAGGTAATCGACGATGAAGGTAATTCTACCGAAGGTGATGAAGAAGGTGGCACAGAGGAGTTAGAAATAACTGACTTAGTTGATTCTCAAAAAAACATCGAACAAAAACAAGATGATTATTTCAACAACCTTTTTGGTCAAATCTCTAAGTTAGAAGCGAAACTATCTGAAATGGATGCTCTAATGAACAAACTCAATACAATTGAAAACAAAATCGAAAAGTATAGAGAGAAGACTCCACAAGAAAAGTTAGAATTAAGAACTTACGACTCATATCCTTTCAACCAAAAGTTATCAGATTTCTTTGATGACAAAAAAATTGAGATGGAAAAAACAGGAAAAAAAGATTATGTTTTAACTTCAGACGAAGTCGAGGACATCAATCCAAGTGATATTAGGAATTCGTTCCAACCAGGTGAAGACTTGGTTTAAATTTTAAGAAGGTCATCGAAAGATGACCTTTTTTATTTGACATCAGCACTACTTTCAACTATATTTATAATTCAATTTAAACAACTTTAATTATTTTAAAATGAGTAATGTATTAGACGCCGTATTGGCACAGTATGAGAAATCACAACAATCAGGGGGCGGGGCCCAAAGTAAAATGTCGCAAGACGAAAGAATGAAAAAGTATTTCGCTTTAATCCTTGGTGATAAAGAGAAATCAGGACAAAGAAGAGTAAGAATTCTTCCTACTCAAGATGGTTCATCACCATTTAAAGAAGCTTGGTATCATGAAATCCAAGTTGGTGGCCAATGGCAAAAGTTCTATGACCCAGGAAAAAATGACAACGAACGTTCACCTTTGAATGAGGTTTACGAAGAGTTGATGTCAACAGGTAAAGAATCTGACAAAGAATTGGCGAAACAATATAAGTCTCGTAAATTCTATATCGTAAAAGTAATTGATAGAGACCACGAAGAAGATGGTCCAAAGTTTTGGAGATTTAAACACAACTATAAGAATGATGGTATCTTGGATAAAATCATTCCAATTTGGAGAAACAAAGGTGACATCACTGACCCTGAAAAAGGTCGTGACCTTATCATCGAGTTGACCAAATCTAAAACACCAGCAGGTAAGGAGTATACAAGTGTATCTACAATTATGTATGATGACCCAACTCCTGTTCATGAAGAAAAAGAACAAGCAAATGCTTGGGTTAACGACGAGTTAAGTTGGACAGATGTTTATTCTAAAAAACCTGTAGAATACCTTGAGGCTATCGCTCGTGGAGAGACTCCAAAATGGGATAGTGAAAAAGGTGGATATGTTTATGGTGACTCATCAGTTGAAACAACAACAGTTGGTGGAAGTAAACCTAAAGAAAAGGTTGCTGACCCACAGGCAGATGCGGAGGTAGATACTGATTTACCATTCTAATTTTATAACCAAGGGTGGTGAAAGCCACCCTTATTTTTTTTTCATATGACATTCAAAGAAGAAATTGAAATACAATCGAGAGATAATAAAGTATTGTCTTACGAGATATTAAGTCAATTAAAAGATAAAAATTACTTCTCAGGTAGAAGTAAACAAGTTGGTGATACCGTTCTCTTTGGTATGTTGAAAGAAGAGGATGAAGATGGGGAATTACACATTAGATTAGTGACTTTCCACGAAGAGGAAATTGGCACGTTATATGAAGAAGATAGTATCTTCTACAAAAGACCGAAAGAAAACAAATTACCAAACATTAAAAGAATAGAAAATGGCAATCAAGAAGAACAACTTTAATAAAGTTAAAGAGAAGTTTTCAACTTCAGCAAAATATAAGCCTCAAAGATTTCTTGACTTAGGTGGAGATTTCTTAGATGCTGTGGGTCTTCCTGGACCAGCAATCGGACACTTGAATATGTTCTTGGGTCACTCAGATACAGGTAAAACAACTGCGGCAATTAAGGCGGCTGTTGATTGTCAGAAGAAAAAGATATTACCTGTGTTCATCATCACAGAACAAAAGTGGTCCTTTGACCACGCAAAACTAATGGGTTTTGAATGTGAGGAAGTGGTCGATGAAGAAACAGGTGAAATGGATTGGGGTGGATTTTTCATCTTCAACAATAACTTCAGTTATATTGAACAAATTACTGACTACATCAACTCATTGTTGGATGCTCAGGAAAAGGGTGAATTAGACTATGAAGATGAAGATGGACCACAATCACCAAGCTTATGTTTTATATGGGATTCCGTGGGTTCTGTGCCGTGTAAGATGACCTTCGATGGTAAAGGTGGTAAACAACATAACGCCTCTGTATTATCAGACAAAATTGGTATGGGTATCAACCAAAGAATTTCAGGTTCAAGAAAGGCAGATTCTAAATGGGAAAACACTTTGATAATTATCAACCAACCTTGGGTTGAATTACCTGACAATCCATTCGGTCAACCAAAGATTATGGCTAAAGGTGGAAATGCAGTTTGGTTAAATTCATCATTAGTGTTCTTATTTGGTAATCAAAAAGGTGCGGGAACAACAAAGATTACCGCGACCAAAGACAAACGTTCTGTAAAATTTGCGGTTAGAAGTAAGGTATCTGTGTTGAAAAATCATATTAACGGATTAGGATTTGATGACGGTAGAATTATCGTTACCCCACACGGGTTCTTAGCTGGAAAAGAAGCTTCCGAAGAAAAGGCTTCGATTGAAAAATACAAAAAGGAATACGCCGAATATTGGAAAGATATCATCGGAGCGGATGGTGATTTCGATTTGAAAGAAGAGAGAGAAGATTAGTAACCCTTTAAATAAACTATGTGTCTAAAACTTTATTAGTAGATGGTGATAACCTTTTTAAGATTGGGTTTCACGGTGTTAAAGAACTTTATAATGATGGGGCTCACGTTGGTGGCGTTTATCATTTTATTAATACTCTTCGCAGATTCTTGGATGAACACAACCACGATAAAGTAGTTGTATTTTGGGACGGAGATTCCAATTCCTCAATTAGAAAAAGTATATATCCTCAATATAAGGGAAACCGAAGACAGGATATGAATGATTACAAATACGAGTCTTACTTGCAACAAAAGGCAAGAGTAAAGACGTATTTGGAGGAGGTATTCGTGCGACAGGTCGAGATGATGAATAACGAGGCTGACGACCTTATTGCCTACTATTGTAAAATTGCAACACAAGAAAACATTATTATATTCTCGGCGGACAAAGACCTTACCCAACTCATTTCCGAACGTGTAACAATTTATTCCCCAGTTCACAAACAATATTTCAAAAACGGTGACAAGATTTCTATTAACAAGGTGGACATTCCTCATCAGAATGTAACCGTGTGTAAAATCTTTACGGGAGATAAATCAGATAACATTGAAGGTATTGAGGGACTTGGTGAAAAAACCCTTGTCAAATTATTTCCACAAATGCAGGAAAAATCGTGCACTGTCGAAGAATTATTGGATATTGCACGAAATATCCCGCAAAAGAAACCTATCAAAAGTTTATCAAATATTTTGACTGGCAGAACAAAAAGTGGTATACTTGGGGAAGAGTTTTATACTACAAACTCTAAAATAGTTGACCTTACCAATCCGTTAATTACGGACGAAGGAAAACAACTTGTAGAACAAATCCACACCGATACAATTGACCCCACCGATAGAGGATATAAGAATTTAATGAGACTGATGATGGAAGACGGTCTTTTTAATTACCTACCCAAAAATGATGAGGCTTGGGTAAACTTCCTAAAACCATTCATGAAATTAACTAGAAAAGAAAAACGAAACACAAACAAAAATTAAAACTATGAAAGAACAAGACAGCACGAAAATGGAATTTTTGCTAACCTTGAATGACAACATTGTTGTCCAAAGATTCTTTAATGTAAGGGGGTATAACCCTAAGGCAAAAAACTCTGTGGAGTTTTATGAATACATTAGAGGACTGAGAGAAGACCTTGAGTATTATCTTAAGATGAAGACTGTTGTCTACATGATGGATAACAAAGAGTCTATCATTCACGACCCAAAGATTATGGAGACTTCATTTACTGAAGGTCCTGAGATTTTCAACATTTATGTTAAGGTTGGGGAACAGACAATTTGTCAGAGAATTTTTGACGGAAAAAAGTTTCCACCAAAAGTTCGTTATACGGTTGACGTAAGACCATTTTTGAAAGATGTCCTTCGTGAATTGACTGACATTTTTTCAAATCCTGAATTAAGTTACCAATATTTGGAATTTGATTTGAGTAAGTAAGTATTTAATAATATAGAGGGGTAAGTTTCAATTTATGAATAAAAATTTCGATTATTTAGGCAATCAGTTTCAGTTACAGTTATTAAACCAAATTATAGAAGATAAGGACTTTTCATCGTCTATCATGGATGTAATTGAATCTTCGTATTTCGATAACAAGTATTTCAAAATCATCATTCAGATGATAAAAGAATACTTCTCAAAATATGAGTCTACCCCGAACTTCGATACATTAGAACAGATTGTAAAATCTGAGGTATCACAAGAACTTGTAGCAAAGATTGTGTTGGACACAATCAAACAAGTAAAAGAAGCTCCGTTTGAAGGGACTGTGTTTGTTCAGGAAAAGGCTTTGAAGTTTTGTAAACAACAAGAACTTCAGAAAGCTATGGACAGAGCACAGAAGATTATCACCGAAGGTGACTTTGAATCTTATGATAAGGTTGAAGGTTTGGTGAGAGACGCTCTTCAAGTTGGTCAGACTGACAAGGGGACTTCAGATATTTTTACAGGTCTTGATACTGTATTAGAAGAAGACTATCGTCATCCAATACCTATGGGTATTGCTGGAATTGACAAACTTCTCAAAGGTGGTTTGGCAAAAGGTGAGATTGGAGTTATCTTGGCACCGACAGGTGTGGGTAAGACAACAATACTTACCAAGATTGCAAACACCGCATTTAATTTGGGTTATAATGTTCTTCAGATATTCTTCGAAGACAACCCAAAGATTGTTCAAAGGAAACACTTCACAATATGGACTGGTATTGAACCTGATAATCTAGCTAATCACAAAGAAGAGGTAATGTCTAAGATAACTGAGATTCAAGAGACAATGAAAAACAAATTGGTTCTCAAGAAACTTGCTTCAGATACTATGACTATGAATCAAATCAAGAACCAAGTCAGAAAAATGATTGCTGATGGGACAAAGATTGATTTGATTCTATTGGATTATATTGATTGTGTTCTTCCTGAATCGAGTGCAAAAGATGAGTGGAAAGCCGAAGGTTCTGTAATGAGAGGGTTCGAAGCCATGTGTCACGAATTGAATCTTGTTGGATGGACCGCTACACAAGGTAATAGGTCTTCAATTTCGTCCGAAGTTGTTACGACTGACCAAATGGGTGGCTCAATTAAAAAGGCTCAGGTTGGTCACGTAATCATCACTGTTGCAAAAACACTTCAACAAAAGGAAATGAACTTGGCAACAATTGCAATCACCAAATCCCGTTTGGGTAAGGATGGAGTTGTTTTCGAAAACTGTAAATTCAACAATGAATTATTGGAGATTGATACTGAATCATCAGTAACTTTCTTAGGTTTCGAAGAACAACAAGAAGAAAGAAAAAGAGATAGAGTTAAGGAGCTTCTCGAGAAAAGAAAAGAAAGAGAAGCACAGCAAAAAACAACTTAATTAAATATCTACTTTTTTTGAAAAAAACTTATTTTTTTTTATTGAAACTAATGGTCGGTTATGTGCCGACCATATATTTATCTTTAAAATCAACGATTTTTTGATAAAAAAACACATTTAAAATTTTAACAATGGACATTTCAAACAGGATTTTATCGGAAATTACAGTGTATATGAAATACGCTAAGTATATTCCAGAACTAAAGAGAAGAGAGACTTGGCAAGAACTTGTCACAAGAAACATGGAGATGCACATTAAGCAGTATCCAGAAATCGAAAAAGAGATTAGAGAGAATTACATGTATGTTTACAGAAAGCAAGTATTACCTTCAATGAGGTCAATGCAGTTCGCGGGTAAACCAATTGAAATTTCACCTAACAGAATTTACAATTGTGCCTTTGCACCGATTGATGATTGGAGAGTATTCTCTGAAATCATGTTCTTACTTTTGGGTGGAACAGGTGTAGGTTATTCAGTTCAGAAACATCACGTTGATGTTCTACCTGAAATTAGAAAACCAAATAAAGAAAGAGGAAGAAGATGGTTGGTTGCTGACTCAATCGAAGGATGGGCTGACGCTGTTAAAGTGTTGGTTAAATCATATTTCTTCGGTGGTTCAAAGATTGAATTTGATTTTTCAGACATCAGACCTAAAGGAGCAAGACTTGTTACTTCAGGGGGTAAAGCACCTGGTGCTCAACCACTTAAAGAATGTCTTATCAAATTGGAAGGTATTCTTGATTCTAAGGAAAATGGTGACAAGCTAAGACCAATTGAAGTTCATGATATGGTTTGTCATATTGCAGACGCAGTATTGGCTGGTGGTATCAGAAGAGCAGCTCTTATCTCATTGTTCTCGGCAACTGACGAAGAAATGATTGGTTGTAAGAGTGGAGCATGGTGGGAAACAAATCCACAAAGAGGTAGAGCTAATAACTCAGCTGTTTTAATGAGACACAAAATCACAAAGGATTATTTCATGGACCTTTGGAAAAGAATTGAAGCAAGTGGAGCGGGTGAACCTGGTATCTACTTATCAAATGATAAAGATTGGGGAACAAACCCTTGTTGTGAAATCGCGTTAAGACCATTCCAATTCTGTAACCTTACAGAGGTTAACGTATCTAACGTTGTATCTCAAGAAGATTATGAAGATAGAGTGAGAGCGGCTTCCTTCATCGGAACATTACAAGCGGGATACACAGACTTCCACTACCTAAGACCAATTTGGCAAAGAACAACTGAAAAAGATGCGTTGATTGGAATATCAATGACAGGTATCGGTTCAGGTGCGGTGTTAGGTTTAAATATGAAATCTGCCGCTAAAGTAGTTAAAGAAGAAAACAAAAGAGTTGCTGAGTTAATAAAGATTAATCCTTCGGCAAGAACAACAACAGTTAAACCTGCGGGAACAACATCTTTAACTTTAGGAACATCTTCAGGTATCCACGCTTGGCATAATGATTATTATATCAGAAGAGTTAGAGTTGGAAAGAACGAAGCAATTTATTCACACTTAAAAACTTATCACCCTGAATTAGTTGAAGATGAATACTTTAGACCACATGATACAGCGGTTATTGGAATTCCACAAAAAGCACCTGAGGGGTCAATCTTAAGAAACGAATCACCAATTCAATTATTGGAGAGAGTGAAGAAAGTCCAACAAGAGTGGATTAAACCAGGACATAGAAATGGAAACAATGCACATAACGTATCAGCAACCATCTCAATTAGAGAACATGAGTGGCCTGCGGTTGGTGAGTGGATGTGGGATAACAGAGAAGCATATAACGGACTATCAGTTCTTCCATATGATGGAGGAACGTATATTCAAGCACCATTTGAAGATTGCACAAAAGAAAAGTATGAAGAACTTATGGAAACACTTAAAGATGTTGACTTATCTAAAATTATCGAAATGGATGATGATACTGATTTGAGAGGTGAAGCGGCTTGTGCTGGAGGAGCTTGTGAAATTACATTGGTATAGGATGGAAACACAAAATATAAAAAGGGAGAAGCCAAAACTTCTCCCTTCTCATTTTTATGAGGAAAACGGAAGAAAAGTTTTTACAGAGGAATATCATATAGAAAGAGGATATTGTTGTGGTAATGGTTGTAGACATTGTCCTTTTGAACCAAAGGCTCAAAAGGGTAATATCTATTTAAGAAAAAAATAATCCAAGTATATTTATCACATATGGCAGATGGAGTTACATATGGATTGAATTTCCCATTTCAGGATTCTACGAGAGGGGATTATTTACAACTTACCGAGTTTCAAAGACAAGAAGTCAGGGCTGACTTGATTCATTTGTTGTTAACAAGAAAGGGTTCGAGATATTATCTTCCTGATTTTGGAACAAGACTTTATGAATTTGTGTTCGAACCTTTTGATGGATTAACGTTCAGTGCTATTGAGGCTGACATCAGAGATTCTATTCAAAAGTATATGCCTAATTTATTAGTTAATAAAATATCTATAGAACCTGCAGACCCTGCAAATGAGGCGGATACTCAAACAAATACTGTAACGGTTGGTGATGCTAAAATGTATGACATTTATAGATTACCTGGTAAGGGAACCGCAGATTATACTGCAAAAATTAAAATAGATTATGCAACAAATTCACAAACATTTAGTGAGAGTGATTTTATAATTATCAATATTTAACATAGATGGCAAACCGTAAAATATCATATACTACAAGAGATTATCAGGCAGTAAGAACCGAACTTCTCAATTACGTAAGAACGTATTATCCTGAGTTAATTCAGGATTTTAACGATGCATCGGTATTTTCGGTTTTCATTGATTTGAATGCGGCGATTGCTGATAACCTCAACTATCAGATTGATAGAAGTATACAAGAGACTGTTCTTCAATATGCACAACAAAAATCATCAATCTATAACATCGCCAGAACTTATGGTTTGAAAATACCGGGACAAAGACCATCCGTTGCTTTGGTTGATTTCTCAATTACAGTTCCAGCGTTTGGTGATAAAGAAGATGAGAGATATTTGGGAACATTATTAAGAGGTTCTCAGGTTATTGGTGCGGGTATCGTTTTTGAAAATGTAAACGATATTGATTTTGCATCACCTTACAACTCAGAGGGATTTCCTAATAGACTTAAAATACCAAATTTCAACGCCAACGGAGTTCTTATCAACTACACAATAACAAAAAGAGAAGTTGTTGTTAATGGTATTACAAAAGTATTCAAAAGAGTTATTACACCAAACGATGTA